CAGGTCATTGTCTATTAGGCTACTTAATTCGTCGGGATCGATGCCTAACTGAGTGGCAGTAGCCAACAGGGCCGCCCTCTGCTCATACGATAATGCCATTTTACTGCTCCTGCCCCTCCATCAAACCCTCAGCACCGCCACCCAAGAAAAGCCCGAGCAAGCCGTACTTTGTCAAATTCTTCTTAATCTTATTAATGGGGTCCCACTCATACGATTGCAAAATTTCCACGTCCTTCTCGGGGTTGTACATCACGAAATTCCTGGAACCAGTGTCTTTATAGTGCCCCTCTGCAGGCATATACTCATGACCCGGAATGCCAGCTTCCCTAAAGGCTATGCTGGCAGCTTTAGAAGCATCAATCCTGGCGTCTCTAAGATTAAGATTTCTTGCATTTTGTATGGACTCTGGAGAAGCTTCTGATGAAAATTTGGGCATAGCGGGTTCATTTTTACTTATATAACTAGTGTTCATAGCATGCCGCACGTCCCGGAAGGTGGTTTCATCGTCTATTAAATCATCAATCGGCCCCATCCCTGGCCAATCACGAATAACTTCTAATAAATTCTTCTTAGCCTTAGGCTTTAAAAAATCATCCGACATAGGCTTGTCGAGCGACGGTAAAATTTCAGGGTCAACGTCTAAATTTAAGTCATAAGTAGTGGACCTAGGAATATCCGGCACACCCTCTGTTTTAAACCTTTCTAATTCTGATTTAACATTTTTATAATGATTCACCGTCCTAGACAAAGATGTTACCATTGCATCAGTACCAGGAAGATGACCGTCTTTAGCAGCATCCTCTATCTGCTTAGTATAAAGATTTATATTTTTATCTATATAACTTATAGCTTTGTTAAAATTTCCCTTGTTAATCTCTAAAAAGTTTAAAGCTTGAATCCCAGCTCCACCAGTTTTTCCAAGTATAACTCTATCGTCAAATTGCTTTTGATAATACCTCTGGGCCTTTTCCTCATTACTAGAATAATGACCCCACTCCTCGTCTACCGTTCCCTCCCCCTTGTCGGTGGCTATGTATTTTTCCTCAAACTTCTTGATGCCAGGTTGCGGCGACACATGAGTTGCCGCTATACCGCCTTTGGGAGTACGGAACTTAGGAACGTGCAACCCCCTCGCGGCGGGAAGGAAAAATGCAGCATCCACGATATTCTCTCGCCAACCTTTGTCTTTTATCCGATCGACGGTAGGACCAGGGTTGTTTAGCACCGTAACTGCGTCGTGGCCGAGATTTCCCAGCCATGGCAACATAGACAGATTCGTCATTTTTTCGGCCATGTCGGTCTTATTTTGGAGCCCAACTTGGTCTTGGCCGTCCTCTGTGGCAAAGTAGTCCAGCAGCCACCGACGCAATTTTTCGGTGGGCCGTGTTGGTTCAAACGACGACAGCAGACCTTGTTTATCAAAATCTACTGGCTTAAACTTTTCAGCCATTTATGGAAACCCTAGATTCCTTGTTACGGCTGCCTTAGCGAACTGACGACGTAGTCCGACAGCCCTATCTCTGGGATTGTGCGGAGTGACATAACCGCCGCCACCGCGATTCATACGAAGCGTTTCGGGGCCGTTCTCACCGACCGTGTAGGTCTTGCCGGGCTCAGCAGGCCCGCCGAACTGGAGACGACTCTGGTCCTTGGTGCTACCGGTCTTGCCTTGAACTGAGCCTGGGCCGGGAGGCCCACTTCCATAAGGACCCTCTGTGTTTCGTAAACCCTTCATTCCAGTATAACCAGGATGAACTCCAGGGCCATATTGCCCAGAACCGTATGGCCCTGAGTAATAATTACCCATCCCTAGTTGCCCTAAATACATGTCCTTTGGGTGAATGGGCACATCCCACGGTGACGGTGGTGACGGTGGTTGCGGTTGTGGTGGTGGCTCTGGTGGAACAGGTACTTGAATTACCTCTGGAATGCCCGTCACAGGGTTGCGGCGCCTTATAGTCTGTACTCGTGGAGGTTGACCGATGGTGCCGGGACTTGGGTTTCCATTATTAGTGCCGTTGCCGAAGTCGGTGCCAACCATGCCGCTGCCCAAGCGCCCGAACTGGCGGTCCTGCAAGGTCTGGTCGCGCCGTGGCACGTTGAAACCTGTGATGCCATAGGGTCGCCCAAGCGCGTTCTGGCTCGCTGATCTGGTATTAAAATTCTGAACCCGACCCTGCTGGTTGCTATTGCTACCAGTCTGGCCACTACCACTAAGGCCGCCGGTTCTGCCAGCGCCACGATCAGCAAGACCGCCTTCGTTATTCTCAGACATAACCGTTCTCCTTGGTTAAAGTTGTGTGTATTCTCCAGGCCCGCGCGTGTCCGTGTGCGCCACCCCCGGCCCGGCGCATGCCCCGCCGTGCCCGTCCGGGGGCCGTCCGTGGGGTGTGCGTGGCCGGGCGGCACCCCCATACCCCCGCACACACATGGGTATGACAGAATTCAATCAATTTTGCCCCCTATTAAACCGCTCGAATGCGGACAACAGACCGGGTGCTCCCGTTATAGCCTTAGGTGGTTTGTAGTCCCAAAGAGGATCGTTGGGGTCGGCCAAAGCCCTTACCAACTTGTCGGCCCTCTTTCCCTCAGAACCCTTCGTAATACTCCTAACTATGTCCTTTATGCCCGACCAGCCCAAGGCCGAAGCGGCAAAAGGATGCCCGGTGGCAGCAGCAGCAGCAGAACCAGCGACCTTTGCCCCAGGATGGGTAGGAGTTTCAACTCTCATAATTCGCTCGCCGCCAGCAGCCTCGTTGGTCCTGGCCATCCTCTGCATATCCCGAATATTCTTTATCAAATCCTGAGAAGGAGCTTTTCCAGTAAGGTCCTTAAGGTTTTTAACCAGATCAGTGTCGTTCATCTTGGGACTAAGAACAGAGCCTATGTTTCTCTCGGCGTCCCTGACAATAAGGTCCCGCTGAGACAATTTTACCGCCGCCGACCAATCTTTGTCCTTGGTAGACGCGACGAGAGTATTTGCTAGCTTCCTAAGATGACGCTGCTCGGCTGGATTAGTAGCAGAGGAGGCCGCGCCCGACAAATGGCTACGAACTCTTTCCAGGAACGCCGTCGACACATTTTTGCTGTTCATAGCATGGCGCTGTTCGTAAGGTGTCATGCCACCTTTAATCTTCTTAACGATAGAGGCCACTACTGGAATTTTTAAAGTTCGATCCAGTTGTTTATTGTACGGCACATTGGGCTTTTTCCTAAAATCGCCAAATGCTGTGTCTGCCGCGCCCTTCAAATCTTCAACTCTTCCTAAGCCCGGCGCCACCTCTCTGCCAACGTCTAAAACGGCCTGGTCCTTCACCGGCCTCTTGGTGAACGGTATTCGTCCGGTTTCTGGGTCGGTCGACCGCTTCATGGCAGTTTCAAGTAGGCTGGCGCCTTTCTCAGTAACATCGGCTGGCAACAGCCCCCGGTCGTGAGCAAGGGCTTTCACCTTTTGGCTGTTAAGCCCGGCTTCTTTTAAATTGTCGAGTGCGGTAGTGCTGGCCCTATTTGCATACCTCGCGACCGCTCGTGGAGTGGCCAACCCCGTTATGGTTCCAATAAGCTTCCCCCACGGTCCGCCAATTTCTTCGCCAATAAAACTACCACCACCACCAAGGACTGTCTCGGCTACCTTGAGAGGAATCTTGCCAGGGTTCAGAGCAACGCTGGGCGCCACCTCTCCAATTGCGTTAACAAGTTTGCCCGGCCCAGTTTCCGCTTCTGGCAAGCCCCCGGTCAGAGCCGCACCAACGTCTTTTATGTCATATGGGTTGGCACCAATATACGGCTTCGCTAATTCTCCTAATTTCATAAGAGGATCAGGAATAACACTGTTGATAAGGTCGCCAGTACCACGTAATAGCCCAGACGGGGCCTGTTCAGCAACATCCTGCATCACACCCTTGGGTTTAGCATAATCACCAGCCCTAAATTTGGCAGCAGCCTCCGTGCTGGAACCCGCTTCAACGGAAACCTTCTGGCCGGTCGCTGGGTCCTTCACCCAATACTTCGTCGCCATTCTACTGCTCCTCGACTTCTAAACCGTCGACGATTTCAGGTGTTTTCGGCTCCGGGAACTCTGACTTTAAGTCGCTGGTGTCGATTTCGCTCTCCAGCGGCCCGAATATCAGAGATTCTCTAATCCCGTTCTCCTTGGCCCTTATTGAATATTCTTTGCGAATTTGGAACGCCCTCTTTTCAGCAAACCTGCCCAAGTCTGTAGTCGCCTTGAGCATTTCTTGAACTGCTTGTTCGGGAAGAATCTCGCCGTTCTTGACTCTGTTAAGATACATTTCGAACTGCGCCACATAACTGGCCGTTTTCCCGCCCAGAGCGACTTCACCTTCTCTAACAGCACTGTCAGAGTCCAAAACCTTAACGTAGTTGTACAGCACCTGCATCTGCTGTGCCGCTGACAAATTCTCCTGCTTTACAAGCTCCATAGCCTGACGACCGGCGTCCAGCGCCTTGTTATACCCTTTAGTCCTTCTATCGTAGTCGTCCCTAAACTGACCGGCTGTCTTAATCTCAAATTCAGACTTAATACGGTCCTGAACAGCTTGAGTTTCCAGCTTCTTTGCCTCGTTGGTATCCTTCGCCGTTATCTCGTCTCTAATCTGGTTTATAGTTTCGCCAAGCTTCTCTTCGCCGTTAGCATAAAGCCGGTTGGCAATATCCTGGTCAACCACTGGCAACCCGGTGCGGGTCTTGATTGTAGCCAACTCGACGTCTGAAAACTCCCTCTCGTCCCCCGGCTCTCTGGTACCAAATATATCGCGGTAAGTCTGAACCTCTGGAAGTTGGCCCTTGCTGTATTCTTTTTCCATCAACTCCACAGCCTTATCTGGTTGGCGACGGAGCGCCGCTGCCAAAGCTGGGTCTTTTTCTTCAATGCTCTGTATAAACGGTTCTACAGAATCCAACTTTGCCTGCTTCTCTGCCTCTGCTTGGTCAAGGGAAGATTGTTGCCTACGGTTGTCAATAATAGCGTTTAAAGCAGAAGAGAATGCATTGCCCCCGGCCAGGGCTGCCGAAGCTAATTGAGTAAGCTCTGTCTCAGTTGGGTCAAGAAGCCCAGACCTCTTGGCAATGTTGCTCATAAACGCTTGATTGTCGGGAGAGGCGTCACCACCGCCCAACATGGCCCTAGCGAATTGCGCCTCCGGGTCCATCATATCGTCAATCTGCTTACCCATGATCTTGTCAATATAATCCGGGTTAGCATCAATCATGTCCGCTAGTTCAGGGTTGCTCCCTCTGATCTTGTCAGCATAAGAACGAGCCATCCTCATCTTTTTGTCTTGTTTAGCACGCTGGTCTCGCAACATACGGTTATACGATAGAGTGCCCATGTCGACAGGCTTGCCATAGGCCAGCCCAGACAGGATGCCACCTATCTCCTGCAGGCTAGAAGATTGGTCGGGGCTGAACAGTCCAAACAAACCAGAATTTGGAGATTCCGCGTACGGGTCCGCATCCTCTTCTGGCTGCTGTCCCCTTAAAAAGTCTAGTAACGCCATGTCATTCTCCTAGAGCGCCCCAAGGATACCAGCAACACCGCCGATAGTCCCAAGAATGCCAGGGTTTGAAGACCCAGAAGTCTTAGTAGTACCATAACTACCCGGATTAAGAATCGAGGCCATGTATTGCGCCAACGAATTTTGGGGCTGACCTGTCGCTCCCGTATACTGACCCTTGATTGCATCCATTAACATTTGCTGTTGTTGTTGTTGCAGGGCACCCGCTGCCAACTGGTTCTGCTGCAACTGATTGCCAAATCCAAAACCCATGTTAGACAAGGCGCCTAAATTGCTAGCGCCGTACTGAGACATGCCAGAACCAAGGTTGCCGTAGAGGTTGGCAAGACCCCCCAATCCAGCGGCACCGCCAGAGAACATGTTGGCATTCATGCCCTGGTTTGTAGTGTCGGCTTGGAAGGTACGGTTTATGTCGTTAGTGCCCATTTGCTGGGCGTTGAGAAAGTTGGCGCTGTTCAGCCCAGCCAGAGTTTGTGCCTGGGTGTCGGCGTATTTTCCACCCAACACGCCCTTTTGCAAATACATACGATCGCCGCCAAAAGCATTCTGGCGTTGGGAAGCGTCGTTAATCCCCTGTTGCTGGACAGACTGCTCCTGATTTAGCCTATTCATCGTAGTGTCAATGACACTATTCTGATAGGGATTCATGTACGGCGATAAGTCAGTGTCAGACAGTTGACCAGCCGTAATGTTTTGCGGAACATAACCGGTCATCTGGCCATAGACGTCACCAGCCTGACCGCCATACTGATCGGCTTGACCTAAAGCTTGATCACCGGCAGCGCCAATGTTCGAGGTCTGGCCAAGAGCAGAAGTATAAGCATTAGCCGAATTCTGGGCAAGGGGGTTGCCCGCATAAGGATTGTTGGCCGTGTTAAGCATAGGATTAACGGCGGGGCCAGTACCAGCGCCAGTTGTTCCGCCCATTATACTCTCCTAACTAGCAAAACCATGATTAAAACCACTACCGCCGCCAGAACTAAAAGCACCAAGAAGCCCGCCTCTGGGGTCTAACGGCCCACCAGAGTTAATGTTGGTTGGCCCACGTTGCATGCCACCCCGCGCAGCCAATCCACCGCTGCCCATGCCACCCTGACCCATACCCATTCTATTAAAAGCAGGACCATTAAAATTAATACCGTTGCCGTTGCCGCCGCCGTTATTATGACCAAAATTACCAGTACCAGTGCCGTTACCAGTGCCGTTACCAGTGCCAGGGTTGTTACCAGTGCCAGGGTTGTTACCAGCCCCTGGCATATTACCGGTAACAGGGTCTATGAAGAACGACTTAATAAGGTTTGCTATGCCGGGATAAGTTTCTTGGAGTTGGCCCATTTGCTCCATAAAACCAGGGTAGCTAGAATATCCCATCATGCCGTTGCCATAATCAGTGGCTGGCATTAGGCTGGACGCTACATTCGGCGCAGCTTGGCCTGGAGTATTAAACGCTGCTGACCAGTCTGCCGACTGCTGGAAAGCATCGACCATCTGCGGGGTAAAAGCCGCAATCTCCGGCCCCATATAAGGGACATAACCGATTTTAGCGGAATCTTTACCCCACTCGATCGCGTCCTTAGCAGCACCTTCCCACCACGCAGGAGGAGTAGATACCTGTTTTTGCTTCTCTTTAGCGCCTAACGAACCGCCCATCACAGGCTCCTTTCGAAATATACCATCGGCTCTGTCCAGCCTAATGCCGGTAGCCGTTTCTTGAACCCCTTGCGACCAAGTATGGTCATCTTCTTAACGCCAATCATTCTGAAAAAACCATCAAACGAATTTTGAAGCTTAGCGATGCCGTCGAACTCGCCTCCAGAAAGAAAAACATGAGCAACCCTGTAATTGGGATGGTCCACAAGCTCTACCACGGCAAAGGCGCTATCATTTTCAAAAAATATCTTTCGGCCTTCCATGACGCTGCTCTCAACATCGTCATAACTCATAATTCCCCCGCCAGACGACAGGGCGGTCTCCATTTGGGGACGCCACTTGCGCATGTTATCAACAATCTTGTTGACGGGAATCTTTGAAAATTCGTTCATTTTTTTCTCATTAGCGGTGCCGTTGGCAACTTGTCTTTTTTAACCTTAACATTAGGACGCTGCTTTAGTTCTTCACGTTTTTTGATGTTCTCAATAGCGTAGGGACCAGTGCCAGTAAGATTCATTAAATAATCCAGTATACCTTTCATAGCTTCACCATCAACGCACCAGTTGCTGTTCGGTAGATTGTCCCTTGCGTGAGACCACCAACGCCCGCCGCCGTGTCGTCGGCATAGACTTCGAGGTTTGCGAAAGAGAGAGCCGCTGCAACCGCACCCGCCGCCGTTGACGCATTAGATGCAATATTCTCAGCGTTCTGAATGTTACGCCGTGACCATTCACGAAAGAGTTGCTCCTCTCGACGATCGTATCTGTCCTTGGCAAGTGGAACAACCGCAGTCATCGTCTACCTGCCTGCTTAATTCGCAATCTGACTTTGCCCAATTTCCAAACAACGTCCTTGTTTTGGCTAACTCGTACAACGGCCTGACGAGCCTTCATTCTAACTGTAGTGTACCCCTTCGGATTAGCTAGTCGGATCGGTCCGACCAACCGCTCCGGTGCCCCTGGAGCTTGCTGTAGCTTAAACGTGAGAGTGAAGGCGTCGGGATCACCTATAGAAAAGCCTGGGCCTTCTGCACCAGCATCTTGGTAGATGCGGTCAACCCACATGCTAGTGTCGCCCTCGCCAATTTCCAGCGCCCCGGTCTCGGCATAAATTTCGCTGCTGCGGCTCTCACCGTCAGCCAGTGAACCATACTCCTGTTCATAGAGGATCGTGCCATTGCATCCCAGGGGCCGGGGTTGCCAGACAGGATGTATCCATGCCGTGCGCGGCATCTGGCCCTGTGTCCAGTAGCTGTCTTTCGAATAGGACAGCGCAACGTATCGATCCGGGTCTGAGCTGTCTCTGTTCGGGTAGAACAACCACAATTCCTGGGCGAACTCGTTCAAGCCCATATGAACTTTGTGAGACGCCGTCAGATTGGAATTGTAAAAGAGTTCTGTGTGGAGCGTGCAAGGAACTTTTTCAATAGCACCACCGGAATAGGAGAACAAATTTGCGTGATCCATCCAAATGGCGTCACCGCGAACAGCGACGAGGGTGTTAGAACCAATAACGCCACCTTCGTCGGAAATTTTGCGGCGACCGTAATACTCCGGGGGGCCTACATATTCAATTAGATGTACATCGCTGTCAGTAACAACGAGAATGCCAGACTGCACTTTGCAGGCAGCAACAATCGCGCCGTTGGATTTAAGGTCCCAGCCACCAGCGGAATTGTCTTCAGTGGCTACCCAAGTATTAATCTCTCTGCGTGAACACCACTGAACCCGGCGCGGATTGTTCTTACCACCCAGGAGCATCAGATGTTCTTCTTCGGTGGCTAGGACCAGAGTATTATCAATTGGAGCACCAGTAACAGCAGTACTGACAGTAGCAGGAGTAAGAGGGTCCCACGATACAAGGCGGCCATCCTGCGAATGAACACCAACCAGAAGCTTGCCAAAGTTATCCAGTGACCACAGCGCCGTCTGGTCGAAGACGACACTGGAGCCACCACCATCGATGCCGAAGGGGCCGGAGCCAAAGCCGCGACGGCCAAAGCCGACCACACCACCAGGGTTCCAAGCCAGCGAGGCTGGTGTGATGTCGTACTGCGTGAAGACACCGTTAATATAGGAAGCACCGATCAGCTTGTCTTCTGACCCCGCAGCCAGCCAGGGCGCTTTCAGATCGTCGCGCCAAGTGAACAGCTTTCGGATGGACGTGGTGGAAATGCCGCCGAAGTCCAAAAGCTGACGCCAGCCCCCCACCGGAATCATGACATTATTGACCCAACGGACCTGATTGGCCGAATACCACTTCTTGCCTACCGCATATTGCGTGCTGTCCTGGAAAATTCCAGGCGGCAGATCGAGGAGTGAGACGTTCTGACCGCTCATCAGGTACCTTTCACGGCGAGAGTGAAACAAATCCAGTCACTCGCTGGAGAAATAGCGAAAGCACCTGGATCATCCGAAGTAGCAACCGTGACTTCTTTAGCAGCAAAAACTGACTGAGCGCCCGAACCAGTGTTCACCTGGTGAAACAAATCATAGCCAGCGGGGTACCCAGAAACAGTGGCACTAGACTCGTCAAGCAAAGTTACAGCAATAAGTAGAGCCTTAAAATCAGCCCATGGTGGATCAATAGCCGGGGGATTTGGTGCCGTACTAGAACCTGTAGCTGTAGCTGTTTTCTGTGGACCAATGGCAGTATCGGCTCCCGTTATACGCAGTACTGTCATCATAATAGAGAGTGCCGAACCGCTGGCAGGAACAGTTATAGAATCGCCATCTTCTGTTCCATCAGCCCATTTGTAAAAGACGCCAATATTCGACGTTTGTTCCAGTTCTGTCCAACCCGAAGGCGTGCCTGTAATACCACCTGAAATAGAGCTATGGCGATCGGCAATAATAAATAACAAATCACCCGCATCGACTATCGCAGGCATAATAGCAACGTAAGGCCCGCCAACACTGTTGAAAATGTTGTCAGCGATAACCGGGGCAGTTCCACCACCATACATGTGCTGACGTGATCTGCGGGTCATGTCTTCAAATCACCCCATACCCACCACTCGCCAGCCGCGATCTTCTTGACCGAAACGCCACCATACTGGTCGGAGATTCGGAGCTTGGCGCCAATTGAACGCATAATGGCGCCAGCTATAGTCACTTCCCCAGCCGCATAGCGACCGACATTGACAATGGTGCCAATTGGAATAGCTGCGTCAGCCGCAAATGTAATAACAGCCGCCGCCGTGCAGCGGATCAGTTTGCCGGAATGCGTGTTCGTCACCGTTAGGTTGCCACCAGTATCGACCGTCGCTTCTGTAGCAATCAGCGCTGGCACATCGACCGCCGCGATATTGTCAATCGCTGCCTTCACAAAGGCCGTCGTCGAAAGCTGCGTTGTGTTGGTACCAAGCGCTGCAGTCGGTGCGGTCGGGATACCGGTCAAGGCCGGGGCTGCCAGCGGCGCCTTGAGCGCCAGGGCAGCAGCCAAATCAGTGATATTAGCCATGACGTGGGTATGGCTAACAGCCGCTTTGCCATCGATGGCCGCTTGCAGACCGGTGACGTCGGCAATGATGTGGGTGTGGACCAGAGGTGCCTTGGCAGCAGCTGCGTCGGCATTGAGCTTCATACGGGTGTCAATAATGTCCATGCCGGTATGATAGTCGTCGCCCCAAGCATCAACCTCGGTCCCCACCGCTGGCTTGGGGATCAAATAGTTGGTAGTGTAGGTGAAGCTCATTTCTTCTCTTCCTTCTCAGGCAGCTTGGGTGGGGGCAGAGACGGTGCGCTCATACGCCCACCGGCAAAAGCAATAGCTGCCGTAAAAGCCATCGTAATTAGCTCCTTCCCAAAGTCCTTCAAATCCGTGCAGACGGGCATTGCACGACCGGTCACAGCGAGATACGTACACGTTCCCATGCCGAGCAGCAGAATGATCATCATCGTGCCAATGATCATCGCCACCATCAGGAAGGCCCCCTTGACTGTGTCGAACTGTGCCACTCATCTTTTCCGTTTCCAAACGATCATATTTGTTAGTTCCCAACAATCTTCCACCGCAGCTCCGATAGGAGTTACAAGAAACGAATACTGCGGCGGATGCTCGCCTTCTTCCGGCGTAACACCACTCTCCGGAACTTCTGGAACCTCTGGAGCAGTCTCTTCTTCACCGTAACTGGCAGCACGTAGCGCCTGTTCAAAACTCTCGGCATAGTCCGCAAGCATATCCGCCTTGTCGGTCCCATTAACAACCCTTCGAGCATTGTAGTAGTCAGTGATGGTATCATTGACATAATCGCCTAGCTTTTTTCCCGTGAACCAGCCTTCAAGCATCCCTCGGAAGATGATCTGAGACGCCACGACAGGGTCGAGGGCAAGGTCGAAGTCGTCAAGTAAGGCACCATTGAGGGAACACTCGGTATCGGCTTTTTCGTAATTGTAATCCCATGTGAGTTGAACGTAACCTCTGCCATAAGCCACTTGATTGTCGTATTGGGAGCAAGGTTCCCCATACTCATGACCTTCTCCTTTTCCATACTCGGCAATCGGCGTCATCGTCGCCGCCGTCTCGTGCCAGCTTGTCGAGAGCACGTAAGCAAGCTGGTTCATCGGCAGCGAATACTCCTCCGCCGCATCGAGCAATGCCTCAGTGCCGTTAACCTGATCCTGTGACAGGCTGCCGAACTCATCTCTCATCACATCGAAGAATGCTTCTCTGTTCATGGGTCGATGGCTCCAAAAGGCTTAAACACCGGCGTAGTATTGCCGACATATTTCCAAGCATGACCATCCGTCTCTGTAGGTATCACCCCGCCGCCATCCCCAATAGCATGTGAGGGTTCCACAACCGATGCAGGAGCCGCCGCTCCGACAGCGGCTATTGCCGGAGGATCGACCTCGCACTGATAATAATCACCCAAGGCGGTTATTATTTTAGCCCCTTTGGCATAATCATTATAAGGTGCCCAGCGAATGGGTATCGGAACCAAGTTAACTGGATTGCTTACATATGCCCATTTATAGCCATCTGCTCCCGCTGAATAAACGGGGGCGCAAGTAACAGACGTTCCAACAGCGTAGTTAGTACCACTTATCCACTCGAAAACAGGTTTAGCCTTAGCTGCCCAAGTGTAGCCATCCTCCCCTGTAACGGAACCCGAAAAATGATCCGGCTTTACACTAGCTGCACCGGGTCCAGCCACAGTGCAAGTGTAGAAAAAGCCCGTATCATTCTTAACTAGTGTGGCTGCTGTGTAGCTAGCCCCACTTGTCCACAAAACCGTCGTATTGGGATTAATCCATACCGTCCAAGCATAGCCGTCTGCTCCGGTTACTTTGCCGCTTGTGTGAGTTGGCTTAGTTGTAGACAACATAACGGGATCAATGGTGACTTTATAATCATGTCCGTTGGAAGCCTTACGAAGATCATTAATGGCGTAATTAGTACCTGTTACCCAATCTAAAGCAGTTGATGTGGCTTGATACGTCCATTGATAGCCATCTGCCCCTGTCACCGCACCCGAAAGATGCACTGGCTCAACTGTTGACAAGGCATTGGGTTTATCGGCTATAGCAGCAAGTATATAGTGAATATTAGTATGTGTTGGCTCAACCGTAGACAAGGCCGGTACAGCTTCAGAAACTTTAGGCGGATCAAGCGTAACCTGATAATGACGGCCATTCGAAGCAATAACATGACCGCCATTAATATAATCAACACCTTCCGCCCAAGGCATAACCACTGTGGCCCCCGGCGAAAGAAACAGCCAAGCATAGCCATCGCCATTGTCCACTGTCCCGCTTAAATGTTCGGGCTCAAAACGAGATAAACGTGGATCAGGTGGCGGAACTGGATCAGTTGTCAAACGGTATGACAGCCCAACTGAATTAATAACTACCGCATTAAGCACATAATCTGTATCTTCTACCCAAGGAGTACCGCCGGAATTACTTAAGAAAGTCCAACCATAGCCATCCGCACCTATCACCAAGCCAGCCGTATGTATAGGCTCGTTCCTTGCTGGTACAGGAAGCAGGTCATCCCCCGGCATTGTGATAGCTTCTGAGGGGTCAACATCGCAACGATAGGACCTACCTGCGAATGTTCGCACATTTTGGTTTATAAAATAATCATTACCATTAACCCACGGAGTATCCACACCCGACGCAGTGATATACCTCCAAGAGTAACCATCAGGATAATATTTACTGGCAATACCGAGAGAAGTTTGATGGCTAGGGACGGTAGAAACTGGGCCTAAACCAACACCAACACATTCGTAGTAATAGTTCCGCGAATATTGGCCCGCAACTGGGCTAAAAGCTGTTGCCCTTACTATAGTACCAACAGTATAAGAGTTGCCTATTGTCCATAGGTCCACATCCGGGGGATTTAACAAATGCTTCCATTTATAGCCATCCCCACCCGGCAATGGAACAACTACCTCGCCGGTTGTATGAACGGGCTCACATCCAGCCTTTGATAGGAAGGGACCAAGAGGCGCGGCTGGGTCTATCTCTAATTTATACTTTTTGCTGGCCGCCGTAGTTATATAAGTACCGCGAATATAATTAGTGCCTGTCGCCCATGTTGCACCAAATGCTCCACCAGTAGTGCAGACCCAGCCCACTTTTCCACCCGCAACTGCACTCTGGTTCCAGACTATATCCCCCTGCGCCCACACTCCCGTTGTTGGTGCAGCGGCGGCGCCCGTATGTCTGCGTTGCCCAATAGCAACCTGATTAAACTGAACCTTATAAGGTTGATACTCCATCGTACCAAACAAGGTAGTTGTGGCATGGCCCGTTAGAGCCATAGCTACCAGAGAGTCGGCATTAGCATAATCAATGCGCCAATTGCCCCCCTTATAGTGAAAGCGATAGGCTGGCGCCCCGTTAGGCATATAGCCCCAATTCAGCACATCGCCATTAATATCATTACCGCCGATATTAACACCAATAGTTGAGCCTAATACCTGAAAACCAACTCTTGAAGTAAATTTACCTGTTACTGCCCCGATAGACCCGCCGTAGCCACCTATATTAAGAGTTTGGTCGCCAATGAACGAGAAATTCTGATTGCTCTCGATATACGTATTTAGGAACAGATTAGGGACAGAATTTGCTGAATAAATAGGCCCACCGGCAAAATAAGTACCAACCGGCTGATTAGCCAGCCAATTAGGATGCTGCGGATGCTTGGGGCCAGTTCCCCACTGTCTCCACACGCTAGTGTTAGTGCCCGGAGTCACCGTCACAAAATCTACCTCGGACGCGGTAGCAACTGCGCCATAGGTAATACCTTCGTAGTAAACAACAGATGACCTATTTGCGCGGTTCTGAGCAACATTGGCAATTCCGTTACTATCAAAGTGTAAGCTGCCCCAGAAATTACCAATAAAACTACCTTCATAGATGCCATAGCGACCGTTGCTTGAACAATCAATAAACTGGCCGCCGCCCGCCTGACTATCAGCACCTTCAATAAAAATACCATTCATGGCATTGGAGCCAGAACGAATAGAATTCATGCGGACAACGTTAACGTTACCTCTTCGAGTACCGTCACCATCATTGACGCCCGCCCACACATGAATGCCATCGCCGCCAAAGCTACCGACAAGTATATGATCTAATGTAATGGCGCATTGAGCACGGATACCATGTGCTTCGCGGTTATTTCCAAAACCTCCCGTTAGCGTGAGATAGCGAACAGAGCTACCAAAAGAAGAGCCCGTATTAGTTCCGGGGTAATAAATATCATCAAGCGTATCCCAATATTCAAAAACAATACCGGGGGCATCTGGTGGAAAAACAAGTTCCGCTCCCTGTGTGGCATTGCTCATGCCCGCAGCATCACCAATAAAGTGCGTTTGCGCCTTTACTCGAATGCCATTAAAGCAGCTTAGTAGCCTGTATTTGGCCGGAGGAAAATAGATCGTCGGGCCTTTAGGATATGTCGGAAGCTTAGAATTGCCCATACGCATAGAAACAGCTTGTTTAAGCGCGGGCCAATCGTCAAAGCTACCATCGCCTTTGGCGCCAAACATTTGCGGGGTGAAGATATACTCCCCATTAGCCCACCACGCCCCATCAGCCGATTGAACACCGCCCGGACCCGGATCGCTAGCTACTCTTTTATATATGGCACCGCCAAAATCACCGGGGCTATAATACCCCATAGTGATTACACCCATGATGCCGGGGTCTATATGGCTCCCAATAATGCCGGCAAAGTTATCAAAGTACCTACCGGAGTCCGGTCCCGGAGGACCAGGAACGCCACCACCAGCGCCAGGAATGCCCTGCGGCCCTCTTGGACCCATAGGCCCCATAGGACCAACATCACCTTCCGGCCCTACAGGACCAGGAAACCCCATCTCACCTTGCGGGCCGGTCAAACCGCCCGGCAGTATGACTTCTACAACTTCAGTCAAGGGTTGCCCCTCCCTTACCTACCAGATCGCCCCACAGCACCGTCTCCTGAGACGTGCCTGCGTAGACTTCCAATTCGTATTTCATATTCTCTTCGGCAGGAATCAACCGCGTCTCAGCCGGAATCAAAGTAAGTTCGACCGTGCCATTGGTGGGTGTCGCCATAACCATCGAACCATTCTCGGTAGTCTTCTGAAGAACCACATCGCCATAGACACCGCGCCACCGGACATTGAAATCAGTCAAATCGACTGGCGAACCGTCTGCGGCCTTAAGCTGGTATTGCCGTTGGAAAGTATTACCGCGCACTGCGGCGTCCCGGTAATAAGCAGGCCCTGACGCCATACTGCCCACTAGAGTATTAGTCATAGCACAGTCACCCCATTACTAGAAGCTGACGCTGAGCCCGCCTCATTCTTGGCAGTTTCAATGCAGGTCAACGTGTGGCCGCGATCCAGCAAATTGGCCGTGTGATTGGGGGTAATCGCTTGATTGATTTCTGCTCCGTCACGCAGCCACTGATAGGTTACTAGATCAGGGTTACCAGACCACACACCCGGAGCGCAAACTAATAGATCACCCAAATTCGCCGTGATCATACTTATGAAGGGCAACAAAATAACAGTTGGTTCCGGCTGAGGTATGTCCTCCGCAAAGTAATCCATGCCTCCGAACCAGATACGATACGGAGAGGTTACAATTTCAGGAGGCACCCATTCCGTGCCTGTGGCCGAATGCGGCTTATATCTCTTTGACCTGATAAACTCGCGTTCTACTGTGTCACCAGACACTCTCAAATTCACGTGAAAGCGAAGGTCCGATCCTATGGGGCCAATATGATCCGCATAGTAGCCTTCATTGTAGACAAGCGTCAGCATTCCAGTTTCTGGGTCAGTTTCGGCGCGGGCAATGCCTTGGGCTATCGCAGCTTGCCGCCACGCATCCTTGGTTTCTGCCACATACATGAAGTCCTTCATGGCGTGGACCATGCTTTCAAAGTATCATCGGGCTGTCGTGTGGTGGAATATAAACCTTCCAGTACCCACCCTTCTGCTGCAATAAGACCGTTGTTACGATTACCCAAGACTATTAAATTGAACGGCTGCGTTACCGGAGGGCTCCAAGCTACATCCATTAGGGGTACTTCACCCATACTAGACAGAGCGCAGTCATTCAGCTTATACCCTACTGATAATTTACACGTTCCCAATAATGGTATAATAGTTTGTGTCGCTGCCCAACTCATAGTAAGTCCACCATTATCATAACCAGTCACAGTCAATTTACCGTAATTTGCTCCTCCTGATGTACCAGTTCTTATCCCATTTACTAAAGTAGTGGTTGCTGTAGCATCTAAATTCATACTACCACTAGTACCTCCAACACCAACAGGATCTCCCTGAGTTATGAATTTTGAATAAAGAGTGCCTTCTGCATTATTTATTGAGCATTGTGAAGTTGTTAATTTAGGTATATCTGCGAAGCGTGTCGCAGTAGCAGTAGTTGTCAGTATGGGGCTAGAGACACATAGAGCCTCATTCTGAACACCCCACACAGCAATTCTATCGGGGAAAGCGAGACGAAAACCCACTACCGGATTAGCTAGCGTCTGTGTGGGTATCGTAAACCGTGCCCATGAAGTTGTTGGACTAATGGCTACCCATGTAGTGCCACCATCCGTAGTCATTTCAATAAGGCCAGTACCTGCTATTGATCGTTTTACATATGCCGACATAAATCGAGCAGACGATGCTATTGTGGTAGTTTGTAAGATTGTACATGGACCGGGGCCGGGTACTAAATCAGTGGCCGATAAAGTCTTGCCATCTGGACCTGTTTGGTTTTTGGCGACCCCAAACATAGTGGATACCCATACAGGGGTAGACCCTGTAATATTTCTGGTAGCTCCGCTTGTGGCACCCGTCAAAGTGCCTGTGAATGTTCCAGTGCCGCCAGAGATAACATAAAATGTAGCGGTTGTTCCATTAAGTATAATCTTACCCGTGCCACCACCGGTAGCATTAACTGTTTCCCCATCAGTAAATCCACCTGCAATATTTGTCCCGGTGAGATGGTGAGTTATCGACAAATCATTGCTTTGAAGAACAACGTTGGTATGGGCGTTCTCTATTAAATACCCCGGCTGACTAATGCGCCTGTCATAGTCCCGGCGAAGCCCGTTCCATGTCGAAGAAGTAGTGGGCTTATAGAATGTGGGAGTGTAAGGAGCCGGAATACGCTCGAACTGATAGCCCCATAAATGATATGTAGCATTGGGGACACGAGTAGTAAGGCTATTTGCAGTACAGGCAAGTAACAACCCCCGAGAAGTTAATTCTTTGCCGATAATGCCTGTAACGGAAAGACGATAAAAACCATTGGCGGCTGGCTCAATTGTAGCGTTTAGCCATAGTTGTCCGGTAGTTCCTGGAGTTAATGGGGAGCTAACCCCCATAGTTCCCGTAGCCAGATTAAACCACTGACTTACAGTAACCGATGCCGGGGTCCAATGCTGGAAAAGAAACCAATCATTCAGTGGCCCTTTTTTTACATAGCAAGAGATAGTGCATACATCCCCAGCCATAATCGTTCTACCGGCTGTAGGCTGAACAAGCGCATTGCCCGCACTACCTGTAGTTATTAAATCAGCCGTCATCGTGCCGTCAGGCGCTAGAGTATCATTAACTGTAGCTGTCCAGTCGGTATGCTGCCATGCGGCATTGCTAAAATCATCCGACCATAGGTCTAGGTTTTCAGGACCATAGCCTACAGTGCCATCCTGATTGTTGAGCATTGCTATGCCGTTTCTGACATTACCGAATTTAGGACCGGGAGGACCCTCATAGGCATTGGCAGGAGTAATACTATCATTTATTTTTAATATATCGGTAGCAGCATCTAACAACACACCGTTACCCAAAAGCGGAGGAGGACCACCACCACCACCACGCGTTGGCCGCGACCTAATCGAAAGCTCAAGAGCGAGCGCTGGCATTAAGAAAGACCGATCATCAAAGTTGCAGTTGACGCCGCTTTAACTTTAGTGCATTGGCATAAAACATAGCCGCCAGCCGGGACCGTAAAATTAACCGTTGTTCCAGGTTTACCTACCGGCTCTATAGCAACGATTCCAGCGCCACCCACAAAAATTGACGAATATCCAACTTCTGTGGTATCTGACGGAACAACAGCTACCGCACTCCTAGCCAAGCCATCATTAATAGCCATTATGATAACCCCGTAATTTGACGCTTCAAAGGCGTCGAGCCCATCTTGATTCTGTTCGGAAGATCGTTAGCCACCGCCACCGATTCTACGTACTTCTTTTCCCACACCTGAATTCGCTCATCTTCAACCATATAGGGAGCCGCTTCCATGCATGCCGCATAAAGAAGTGTGTCTGGATGGTGGACAGTAAATGTGTTAGTACTTACACTGTCAGACAGCGGTATAATTTTCTCGTAGTAAAACACATCAACAATCGAGTCTTTCCCTACCCAAGGGTATATATGCAAAACATCGGCGTCTATTGCATAAAATTTTGGGTCCCCACCTGGGAAAGGGTCTTCTTCGATAAATTCCTGCATCTCGTTAATAGCGGACACGTCTAACGGTCCCACTCCACGAACTGACACCAACCTAATCCTGTTAAAGGATGGGATGTTCAACGACAGAGAAATCGGGTTGCCAACCATGGCTTCCAAAATGGTAATGGGGAAGCGCTGCTCCATATGGTAAGAGGACAATTCCCGGTTCATGCGCATCTGCGCCAAATCCAGGAACTGCCCCACCTGAGCATCAGAATACTCGTCCGCGCCTATCCAGTTGCGAACGTAGGCTATCCAACCGTTATATGTAGTTGGAAAACTCATTAGCAGAAAATCGGCTTTGGTTTGCCAGGCTTGCCCGGCTTAGCTGGTTTCGGTTTGCCCATCATAGCCTCCTAGTGAACAGGTGCGCCAAACGACTGCCACCCCAAGAGCAGCAGCAGGATGAATAACATGACGTTGCCGCCAATCATGAAGTGATTCGGCTGCCCGGCATTCCAGTTAACCCAGATGCCTAGTACCAGCCACAATAGCATGAGAACCCAAAAAATCAAGCCCATAGACATTGCGCCCTCCTATATTTTGTCAACAGTCATCAGTTTCTTGTTATTCTCCAGAAACCTTCTGACATACTTCTGAGCCTCTGGAGAGCCATCCATAATATTGACTCCGTGTTCTCGAAGTATTTTCTCTACTACAACGCACGGAATCGACCCTATTTTTCGCCAATTCCTGCTAGGAGAGAAGCCGTTCATTCCGCTATTGCGAATGGCAGCGTTCTCATCAAGCAGGGGCTCTACGTCCTCAACATGCTGAATCCGTAAGGTGTCAGTGTCTCGGTCGTAGAACTCCTGCGAGATTCGTGTCACTTGTGCTTACCGTGTTTGTCGTCTTCGTGCTTGTCAAACAAATCTTTTTGCTTAGACGTACCAGCCTTGATAGCTTCCGAAACCGCTACCGCAACAGCCTTCGCTTCCATACTGGACCGAGTTGGCTGCTTGACAGGAGGATCAGACAACTTGTCTGAGGCTTCAGCCTTTTCAGCATCACGCATGGCAATCAGGAATTTTGCTCGGCCCTCTTCAACTTCAATCACTTTGCCGGGTGTATAAATTTCGTCGTCTTCTCCTAAAACGGTATTCTTTGTAACGATTTTCATGGTGGCCATAATACCCTCCATCAACCGTTGGTATCAGCGACGATGCCAAGGGCCTTCTCGTTGCCTACTTCCAGAGTATACTCACCCTGGATCAGTCGGTTTTCCGTATGGCCGGTACGGGCCAAGGGAAGTTGCCGAGTCGGCATCAAAGTACTGATCTTGACGTATTCCGGATCGATGATGAAGACATCGCGACCGGCAATGAAACGATCCGGGATGATCTGTAGCTGACCAAAATCCGACTCGTAGACATCGATCGAGTTAACCAACTTCTTGTCGTCGGCTGACTTGTACTTGGTAGCATATCCGGTAAACACCTTGCTGATCACCCGCTTGTTAACGGGAGACACCAAGGCATACTTAGGATCACCGCCCTGTGTCCACACCATCTGAATGACAGTGTTAAACAGGTCCTCTGTCAAGTCACGGTTGACGCCATTGACAGCCGCCGTTGCCGGATAACCATTCGGAGCCGCCGACAAAATCGGAGCAGCACCGGTAGTAATACCGTGAGAGTGGTTGGTGATAATAAACGCAGCAAGACCAGCTGCCACTCGGGTCGTTGCACCAACTGCCGCACCCGGCACCGCCGCGATGTTAGCAGTAAGCATTCCTTCTTTGTCGCGCTTCAGCTCTTTCAGCTTATAGCTGATCTGCTTGGCAATGTCTTCAACATTGGCCGCGCCGTCAACAAACTGCGAAGTATCGGACACCTTGACAACCTTATCGGAAATCTGGGTGTAGTTGCTCCGCCTGAAAGCCAGGGTCGGTGTATCGACTGCCGGGGCGTCTTCGCCTTCAGGAACTCGGTTTGCGGACGGGGAAGCCAACTCGACCAGCGGCCACTCGTGCAATGTCTTGGTCGCCTTATTTTTACCGGCGATCATAGAAATGAACGGAGTTTCCGTGGGCGAAATCATGTTTTCAGCGTTGGACAGGTCCTCTCGGAGCGTCACACTGTCGTAGGTTTCGAGTGTAGCAGCAGCTACAGCCATTGTCTTAGTCCTTTATTTGGCTCGCACCAGCAACGTGGCAGCGACATCTTCGGCCCTACCGGTTCGTTGGGCGCGAGCGAGTGCGTTTTTATCCAGGCGTCGTGTTGCCTGAACAGCGGGTTTGGCAGCCGATGGGCGAAGCATAAGCTTCTTTTCAACCGGCGTGTTTGCTGAGTCACGTTGCTTCTTCACCAACGCGCGGTATTTAGCCGCATCGTTGAGAACAAGCAGAGCCCGATGGTCCATAACTTGACCAAGCTCTTGTTTCGTGTACCCGTAATAGGCTGCCGCGTCCGTGAATTTCCCCATAAGCTCAGGAGCCTTTCTGGGGTCACGCATTTCTGGCAGTTTGGCAGCGAGTGCGTCGGCTTGATCACTTAGGTAGCGGGATTGAGCGTCGGCCTGTAACTGAGCCTGCTCTTCCTGTACCCGTTGGATTTCCATCTGCACGGCGTACTGCCTATCCTGAGCATCTCGGACTTCCTCTTTTTTGAGGATGTATCCTTGAGGATCAGTAGCTTTCAACTTCACCCAGTCTATCTGGGGTTCAGTGACTGTGCTTAAAACGGCGTCGATCTGCTGGAGCTTCGCCATTGCCTGTTGATTGGATTGGTACAGGCTATACGCCTGCGCCTCAACATGCTTTCGGGTCTCGACAGCTTTCGTAATGTTCTGTTCGACAAATTTGTTGCCCGAGAAGGTCTTTTTCAGCTCTTTCAGGGATACTTCGACCGGCTTCCCGTCTACCGTGACTTCAACAAGGTAGTCGTCGATGTTATCTTCGGGCTCTGCGGCGGCCTCTACGTCATCTTCGCCCTCCGGAACGGGCTCGTCTGGCCCCCCGTATGGCTGGTCATCCGGCTCGTCGGGCTCCGGCTCTTTCGAAGGCGTTCTAGGAACAGGTTGAGACGCCTTTGGAGCTTCCGGGTCCTTCCCCATAATCTCCGACAATACGTCTGAACTAATCTCGGGGTCGTCAGCCATGTCTCTGTCCTTCCGTCATCATCGTGTAATTTCCGGCGTATACCGCCAATCTCCCCAAAACCCTCTCAAGGGCTTTCGACTCGCTATAGAGGCTCTCCCGCAATTCCGATTGCTCTGGTTTAGAATTCATAATGTCGTCTCGGATGTTATCCTTGACCTCTTCGATGGCCGAATTGAACAACGGCCCGTCCAGCATATCCTTTATGGCTTTGCAGCGCCGGTATGCGAGGTCGTCCAGTATCATGCCGGAGTCCTCTTTGCCGCTGTTTGTTTCGCCACCTGTAGTTTTGTCTTAGCGTCCAGTTCCACTTTTTTGGCAGCAACTGCGTAATCCATGTCTTGCTTGTCCCGCTGCCTGTCGTCCTCTTGTACGGCCTTGTCGCGTTCCAACTGGTTGTCCATCAGGTGCTTCTGCATGTCTGCCGTGGACCTGATTTGCAGCTGCTTCGATTCGATCTGGCCCTTCTGTATCAATTCGGCGGACTTCAGTTGACCTTGCTGCTTGAGCTTTGCCCCCTCTGTCTGTATCTTGACCTGCCCCTTGATCTTTTCGGCTTCGATGATTGCCTGTGTCGGGTCCGGCGCCGTCTGTTTCTCCTGCTTCATGGCTTCGGCCTTAGCCTGGTCCATCTGCTGAAGCATCTTCGGGTCCACATACGGGAAGTAGTCGTTGATGTTATTTATCCCGGAGAGCCTCATTAACTTTTTGTATGTATTCCTTAATTGAATATAACCGGAGAGGGGATTTGAAAGGCCATATTGCCCGATGGCTAGTTTTTGGGCTTCCGCCACCATCGTCAGTATCGCCTGTTTCTCCTCGATCTTCCCATTCCCCAAACCTACGTTCATCTGGATCGACATGTGGTCGTGCCATTCAGAAGTATCTATCTCCCTATAGCCTTGTTCACCTTTGTCGTCTTGAATCCTCGCCGGTCCTTTTTTGTCGTGTATGGCGCATCGCAGGATTGCCATGAACAGTTCTTTGCACCCGGTCTCTCCAATATTCCGGGCCATCATTTCGATACGAGCCTCGGCGGATTGGGCTATCTGATTGGCGGCCACCCTCGAAGTTGACTGGAGTGCGTCGGCGTCCATGCCCTGAGACATTTTGGTGACACCGGACCTGGCTTCTGATATCTCGTTGAGTACTTGCAACACCGGCAGGGTCTGCCCCGCCACGAACGGCGTTGCCAGTTCTTCTATCTGCCCCATCTGCCGGGCTCTAATAATTGCCCCAATCTCGTTGTTCTTGGAGTCGTCCAGGTTCACCGCCTGTTCGTTCACCACCGTTCTCGGGCTGTTCACTAGCGCGGTGTTATCGAGAATGCTGCGCAGGAGCGCCGTCATGGCGTCTTGGTCTTGCTGGAGGTCCTCTGCCAGGCTAATTGGAAAGAAGACGTTCGGCATCATGTCTGATTTGAATATCGCCAACGGGCAGTATTTTGCCGGTTCGTCCACCACAATTTTATACCGGTTGCCCACCGTCATTATGTGCCGGAATTCCGCTATGCCGTCCCCGTCGGCGTCTATCCGCATCCATACTTCGCACAACAGGGCCTCTCTCGACGTGGGGTCTTCCGGCACCTCTTCTTCTGGAATGTCAAACCCTAAGCGGTTTACGCGCTCTTGCGCCAGTGGACTTGAATCTTCGTCGTCCAGCCCGCTGTCCAGTATGGTTTGGTAGTCAATCCCGAGCGCTGTGAGTTCGTATATGCGCTTCATTGAACGGAGACCAAACAACCTGGCGTCCTGTGTCGTTAGCGCCTCTGAACTTATGATGAATTCTTCCGGAGGTACACAGTATATTTCCCATGTGTCCCGTGTTACCTTCCGGGTGATCACTGCCTCTCTAACGTTAGAATCGAACCCGTCCGGCCCTGTCGCAACTTGGGGCTCCCCGAGTTCGGTCAGCGTGATGTCGTCCATTTCGTCAATTTGGTCGAGGTCCTCCTGAGTCAACATGGAGGTTTTGGTCTGCTCTGCTATCTGTTCCTTGCGATAACCGACCCTGATGATCCCGATTCTTGATTTTAGTGCGCACGTGACCGCCTCTATAAACGCCTTGTAACCCTCGTACCGCCAGAATACGCGGTTACAATATATCGTGGCGTCTGTGCACAGCTTTTCGTCCTCTTCGTCGTCCGACTGGAATTCTGCCACGGTGTCCGATTGTGTGAATATTCGCGCTATGCTCGCGATCACCGACTTTATGGCGTCTCGGACCTTGGTTACTACAACCTGCGACCTACCTTTGACTGATTTTAGTGACGTCCCACCTTTGTAATATAGTTCTGCCCTCATGCGCTTTGGGCTGATTTCGGCCTCTATGAAGTCTGTGGCTTTGTCAATTTCGTACCGAACAATTTTCTCCAGGTCCTCTCTGGAGATTGGCTTCAACCGTTCTTTTTTGTGGAGAGTGCTGTCAAACATGTTCACGGCGCTGACCCCTCAACGTATCTGCTGATTGGGGTCTTCCAGTTTGACAGGGTTGATTTGCTGATACCGGCCCCCACTGCACTTTGGTACGCGAAGGTTAGTACGAAGGCGTCCGCCACGTCTGGCGACCGGTTGCCGCGTTTCTTGTAGTCGTCCTTGGATTCCAGCCGCATCTTCCCAGACGAAGTGTAACTCTTTCGTACCGATGTGAGTTCCCCTATCAGCGGGGTGTGATTGATTACACAGACTTGGCGGGATTCGAACCACCGCAGGGCCGTCATCCACAGTTCGTCTCTCAGCCTGAACACGTTGTCCAGTGTGAATGCGGGGGATTCCGACACGTTTACCGCCACCACCGGTAGGTTGAGTTCAGCCAAACGGTCGAAGACCCCGGCCCCCAGCCCGATTACGTCCACGTATATTGTTGTCGGTTTCCGGGGCTCCGGAGCATCTTCATACTCCTTTACCACCCTTCCGCACAACTCCATTGTATCGAGACCTTTGTAGATTACGGGTTCTCGAAGGATTGCCCTAGGGTACCGCTCCACCAGGCAACTTCTATCTTGCCCGTACCGTGCTACGTCCAGCCCCCACACTGGCTTTTCGTTCCACGCTGTAAATACCTCTCTATTCACGGCGGATTCAACGAGAAACAGCGGTATCAACACTTCGTCGTCCTGGCTAGGAAATTCACCTAAGACGCGAACCTTAAACACACTTGAGTCTTCGCCGTACTCTTCCCTCATGGATTCGATGTATTTAGGATCTACTCGGGTGCTATCGTGACAGCTGACCTTCATTTTGTAAAAGGGAGAATCTGGTCTTTGCGAACGGGCGAAGTACCCCTTGGTGTTGGTTGGATTCCCTGTCAGTATTTGTTTCGCCGACCGGGTGGACATTGCGCCCCCGGCCACTTCGAATATAATGTCGTCTACGCCAGACGCTTCGTCTACGATAAACAACATGTGTGGTGAATGAAAGCCTTGAAGGGCGTCTGGGTTCTCTTTTCGCGATGTACGCGCGACCGCGAAGGTTTCAGAACCGCCCCCAACCAGTTCTATCATGTCGGATTTCACGATGAATTGATTCGCTACTGCTGGGATGGCGCGGCGGAGCCAGTACCGCACCTCCGACCACAGAACGTCGTACAGTTGGTGCGCACTGGGGGCCGTTGCCGCCACTTTAACCGGATAGCGCGTTGCCATAAACCAAATGATGGTCCACGCCAGGAAGGCGGACTTGCCGACACCGTGACCGGAGCGGATGCTCAGCCGGTCTTCAGTGACTACGGCAGTGAGAGCTTGCTTTTGCCAATTCTCAATTTCAACCGGGTCTGCTGCACCAAAGACTTCCTCAACGAAGGCGACGGGGTCGTTACGCCAGCGGAGGATGGTTTGCTCGGGGGACGGCAACTCCACCGGTGAAACCAAATCAGGGGCGGCAAAAGACGCGGCGTCAAGCATCTACAGCCTCCCTATTAAAAGGAGGGGGCTGGCGGGCCATGTTAGACAAAATATTTACTAAGTTGTAGTTGTTGACGGTGTTGTTGGCCTGCTGCGGAGACTTGTCTGAACCCAGAAGGGCGGCACGCCGCTCCATCAGCTTCAAAACCACAACGGCGGACTTATGACAACCCTGGGTAGCCTGGTCGAGGAACGGCGGCTCCATCTCTTCTAACTTGAGGAGTTCGGCCTCCCTAACAATACTCGCCCTGTGCTCGTCGGCGGTAGAAGCGGCTGCCCTATCAATTTTCCGGTTAACGGTGGTAACTTTGATCTGAAGGGCGTGCGCTATGTCCTCCGGCTCATAACCCTGGTAACGCATTGCGAGAATACGCCGGGTTAAAGAAGGCAGAACTTGAAGGTCCCCCATACGGGTATGATAGCACACCGTGGGGGGCGTGTCAATATGACGTAAAGTAAATTGAGAATGACGAGAAACTTAAGAAGGGGAGAAGAGATATGAGAATCAAAAATATAGAATAGCGACACGCGCACACCTCCGTCTTACCTCCCCTGGGTCCCATCAAAACGATGCGGCGGGGGTTTCCGCGACGGAAATACCCCCCCACCCCCCTATTTCCTTTACGACAAACGCGACCCCAGGAACGAAACGTGAACGCCAACAGAACGAAACAAGAACAAGCCTAAACATAGGAAAGCCCTCCTATTCCCTCTTGTTGGGCTAGGAAGGCGTTCCTATGTTGGGTGGGTGGGGGCTTGCGCCCCCGTCCCTTACGCGAGGTGAACTGGCTCGCCGCGCTTGATCCGTCCGCGCAGGACGTTGCCCAGGTTCATGCGCTTCATGCCGACGTTGCGAGCGCCCCAGCGCAGATCGACGTCGATGCTGTTCGCCGCGCCGAGCGCCCTGATCTTGGCGAGATCGGCTTTGCCGTCCGTCTTGGTGATCTCGTCGAGCTGGTAAGCGATCTGGTCGCCGCACGTGCCCTTGAGCTGGCTCTTGGCGTACGCTTTGACCCAGCGAGTGGGGACGACGGACCGGTTCGGCGTCAGCTCGGTCTCGACGGGGGCGACGCCTTCGATCTGCATCGATGCGCCGTTGATCTCCTGCTCCATTTCCTCGGTCATGCCGGGAATCTCGGCTTGAGCGGCGGCGTGCGCTGCTGCAACATTGGCTTCGGCTGCGCGCTGGGCGCGGGTCTTGCGAGCGGTGTTCTTGCGTGCCATTGGTCTTCTCCTTGGTGTCGGGGGCGGAATGCCCTCCGATCTGTCCACTCTACCACGGCCAGATGCGGCGGTCTATGTGACAGACTGTCGCACCCTTCCGCACGGTAAGCTAACGCAAGGAAACGCATGCGACAAGCTGCCACATGGTGCCTGCTGCTCGCCTGTGGTAAGGTGGGCGGGTAGCACAGAGGAGAACACCGACATGGACGAACACGATACCGCCTACTGCGCCCAGCTCGCCTACGTGCAGGGCATGGTGCAACAGATAGCAGACAAAACAAAAAAGGGCACGCCAGAATACGACGCGCTCGACGCGATCCTCGAATTCCTCGTCAACGAGCGAGACGCCAAAAGCGACCAAGGATAACAAAACGCAGAGACCAGAGCGCCCCCGCCAGCGCAAGCCAGCGGGGGCGAAACCTTACGCGTCCACTCGCCAGAACGAGCGAGACAACGGCGAACGCGAAACCCCGGCAGGCCACGCGAACCAAGAGCCGCCGATCGCCCAAGCCAACAACGGCGAAGCGACCAAGAACCAAACGGGGGCAGGCAAAACACCCCAACGACGCGTTGCAACCCAAACACGAAAACCCATGACTTCCTCCTTTGTTTACCCCCCATCGTACCACAGCCGAAGCACCAACTCAATGCGGCGGGGTGTCGCATCTGGTGTTTCATTTCCTTTAATTAGGAAGCCGCTCCTATTTTAAGAAACTTTTCCTATTGTATTTCATTCGATTGGCTCCAGTCTTGTTGCGTTCAACCAATGCAAGGAAACCAGGGATTCACAGACTGGTTCCCAAATACCGTAGGTCCAAATATTGTTGCGGGACGGGAGATGGAAGTCAAGGAAACAAAAGACCCCAGTTTAGGTCAACGGCGGGTAGACTTAAGTTATAGCAACAAGCCGCAAGCCGCGACCCCTTTAGCTCCATAGGAAGAGCTTCCTAGTCCTGGGTCCGACGCATACCGCCACATACCCCCCCCGCCGGGGGCATATGTACGGCCCCCGGTATGTGCACACACGTATTCCCCTTGACAGCGTTCTTCCCTCGTTCACATCACACCCCCAATTTTTATGTGTGTGTATGTATGGGACAAGCAGGTGTGTGGATGACGTCGCGTCCGCCGTTGTCGCCGTGCCGTGCCGTATCCACATACCCCGGTATACGGGTATGTGCGTGCCCCTGTTGGTATGTGGTTACGCGACGTCATGACGCGACGTCACTTTGTCACATACCTGCTTGACGTATACATACACACGCGGGGGGGTATGTGACTTGGTATGTGATAGGAAGCTCTTCCTATCTTCTAACGCGACGTCATATGCGTCACTCTGTCGCATGGTGCGGCACCCCGTCTGGTGGTATACTCTTCTGGTGGGGTGCAGTCCCCACTCTTTAGGAGACTACCAATGATCTACACAATGCAGATAGAACGTCGTGTCCACAATTCTGGTTGCGTGGTCGGCGAGATTAAGCAACACCCTTTCCACTTAGGGTCTGACTTGGCAGTGGCTGAGTCTTTCGTAATGGAGATGTTGTTGCAGCCGGATGTGGTGTCTGTCGCTCTGCGTGGGTGCGGTGCCGTTCTGCGCATCTATGACTATCGCGACTTAGGAGGGTCAGATGACTAAAGATCAAGTTGATGCTGAACTTAAGAGGTACACCAACAATATAATAAGGGCTGTTGCGCTGGCCGCCATAGAGATTGTGGCGGAGTCCGTCTCGAAAGAGGAGGCTCTCATAGAGTTGGGCAAAATGGCTAACGCGGAGGTGATTCCGGTGCACATGGGTTCGGATGGAATACACTGATGATAACCATATCGATCTTCTCATGGGTTGTTATAACCGCGTTCGCCGCCCTGTGGTTGATGATGGCGCCGTGGCTCATATATTCCGCGTATCGCCACATAAGGAAACTGTTTGGGTGGCCGCCGCCACCGCCATTCTAGGAAGGGTATTGACATGTCAACTAGCAAAATATTTGGTCATGATTGGGACGACATTCAACGTGCGCAACAGCGCGGCAGTCTTCATCGTCCAATCAAGATGACAGCCGGCGATTACGGTGCCGATCCTATCGGAGACGGTACGTTCCGCATGGTGCCGTCTGGCGACATAGTGAACTTGGTTGAGCGCAACAAGAGGTTAAATAAATGATCGCCATTTTAGTAGTCTACATACACTGTACACTGGCGTATGACAAATGCGACTCAGGCGGGTTCCTAACGTTCCAGTTGTGTATGGACGCAGTCAAGCCTGGGTACGAATGTGTGGCAGTAAATTACTAGTGCGGCACCGTGTCACATGGCGCTCCTTCGCACCCTGTGGTACACTTCGAGTATGGCGGCTGGAGGTGGTCTCCAGACCACCACTAAAGGAGTTTTAAAGATGACGATCCACCACGCAGTACAGAAAAAAGCCACCACCCTCGGGTTCACACTGATTGAGGTCGATGGTGCCGTCAAGGCAGAATCCGACAGAGTGACTGTCTTTGCAGATACCGCAAAGGAAGCACTCAACTTGGTGCAACAGGCCCATGCCTTTATAGCAGAATACCCCTGGTTCATTCTAGAACTGGACGCCGACGAATATGTGGTCTTTGTTGGGGAGGACGAGATAAGCCGCAGCCAGGACCTTGCAGAGGCCATCGCAACGGCCCTGGAGGAACAGCCGGAGGCTCCGGAAGACTTCGACGCCCCAGCAGACGAACTCCCAGGTACGATCGTGCCCGAGAAGTACAAGAATGAGTACAAAGCACGGGGCGATGCCACCCGGTGCGGCGACTGGCTTTGCGAAAACCTAGACCCGTACGTGACCAACACCACGGGAAAAAGGCGGAATACGAACTTGACACTTCTGAAAGAAGTGGCATTAGCGAACGGGATAGATCGCGACTGGCCAAACCTTAACAATGGGCAGCAAGCGATGAACACCCGGAACATGATCCGGTCCAAAGTGAAAAAGACCGGCCAGCTGGTAATACCGGGATCGGTCGTCCATTCTAAAGAGGACCTCACCCTCAAGAATCCCGAATGGAGCCCCGAATGACCGTTCGGGAGTTGATAAACAAACTCCTGGACTTTGACCCCAACCTGCCGGTTCTCATACTGGCGGGTTGGGACGGTCTACACGAAATTAACGACATAAAGGCAGGGGACGGCCCGCCGTGGAACAAAAGCATAACCGTAGAGATAGACTGTGAACCGGTTGGATCGGGCGCGGGAACTACGAGCGCTCCGTAAGGTGTTCAATAGGGGGCCGTGCCTGGTGTGCGGCCTTCCTTGCGAACAGCCCAGCCCACGCATCCTGGTGTGCAGCGAGCGCTGCCGAGAAACCTACCGTATGCGACAACACACAGCGAGGGTGCAACGTTGGAGGTATCGTAAGTTAATGACACCGGACCAGTACTTGGCTAAATTCAGACGACGAGAATACAACAGAATGAAGGGCACCTTGGAAAGGAGAGGGCTATGGCCGGAGGAAAAGGACAACGTTATAATAGCGCTGAACGCACTGATGGAACAAGAGAAAAGGCGGGTCCTGCTGTACGACGAGTACAACTTCCAAAGAATGATACGTGGGGAGATACCATGATGGTACTGCTCTGTATAGCGGCTCTGTTGCTGATATGCTGGGTGGCAGCAGACGCTTATCTGTGGATGTGACGCCCCGCCACATGGTGCCCCCCACGCCCCCATGGTAGTATGGTGCGTATACCCCACATGGAGAAGCCGTTCATGAGCGGTCTGAAAGATAACGCTAAAAAAGTTGCCGACTCCATAGCCGAGACCCGGTTGAAGGAGATCGCCGAATTGGGCTGGAACGACGCCCACGAACGCATCCCCAACATCACGGAGCCTAAAGAGATATGGCTACAGCCCTGGTGTTCAGACTGCGAGGCCGAGTACCTGGATGGCGATGAGAACCGGTTCTGGTCTGAAGCTAACCACGGCGATTGTGAAGTGTGTGGAGCCAAACCAAGCCACTACGTATTAGCAAAGGAAGACAACAAATGAGCAGCGCAATGATGACCATAGCCGATCACATGGCGAGCGACTTTCGCGATGCCGTGATGGAGGCGGAGAAGACAGACATGGACACCATCGACAAGATACTCAAGGAAATGAACGGCGCGTACACCGACTACACCAACCGTGACGCGGTGCTGAGTACGCAGTCTGAGCAGGCCATCAAGACACTGGATGAGATCAGCAATCTCCGGGATGTGAATTTCACAGCCTACCAGCGCCGCATGAATGCGCTGCGGGACATGCTGACACAGTTCAAGGAAACCAAGGCCCCGGCGCTGGACCCTGAGGCTCAGGCGAAGATGCCCCCCAACGTCGTGAAGCTGGGCGGATGACCGGCGAATACACGATTGTCCGCATACAGGAAGATTTGGCCTTTCTCGGTCATGAGATTGCCAAGCTGACTGACCGGGTGACTGCGTTTGAGGCTGGCCTTGGCCGGATTGAAACCCAGCTACAGGCCATAGAGCGATACACCACGCCACACCATGTGCAGGTTGAGGCGGCTCAACGGCTAATACAGCAAGCATACGGAAAGATGCCACGATGATTGTCACCGATGAAATGGTGAAGAAAGCATATGACGCAGCGATGGGTGAGAAATATCTTATCCACGGTACCCGAGCAGCCCTAGAAGCCGTGGCTCCTATGCTGATCGCACAAGGGCTGCGAGAGGCGGCGGAAATTGCAACCCAAGAGTTTGATCCTTGGCGTTTCATCCTTAAGCGCGCTTATGAACTTGACCCGAGCGGAGCGGACGAACTAGAGGCGAAAATTGCACAGGAGCTTGAAGGGATTAAGAAGCCCCACGGCCTTACCGTAGATGACCACGATGGCAGTGAATTGATTGTCGATAATGGGGGCGGGTTTATATGCGATCCCAGAACGATTTAATGATTACTGATGAAATGGTGGAGAAGGCGCTGGAGGCAGCCGAAGACGCCTATCCCGAGTCCAAGCGCAGCGACATGCGAGCCGCCCTAGAAGCCGTGGCGCCACTGCTGATCGCGCAAGGAATGCGGGAGGCGGCAAGTGTTGCCCGAGACAAGGCGTCATACCTGAACAATATGGGCTGGCAATCACAATGCGACAGTGTGGTCGATACTATGTACACCATCCTCGCCCGCGCACAGGAGCTTGATCCGAAATGACCCATGAAGAGATAGAACGGGAGTTCGAGAAACGCTTCGCCTACAACCTTGAGAGTAGTGGGGCAAAGGACGCAGCGGTTCATGCGTTGTGGATTGTTGCCCCAATTCTGATCGCACAGGGAATACGGGAGGCCATTGAGGTTATAGACGCCTCCGAAGGTGATGTGGACTATGCCAAGTTCAAATTGCGGCGGCGCATAGAGGAGGTTAGTCCAAAGTGACAGTTAAAGAAATAAGAGCCTTACGTAAAAAATTGAAGGTGGTAGACGACAAGGAGGCTGCCGCCCTCTTGTCTTATATAGCACGTCTAGAATATGATTTGGCAAGGGTACGAGCGACTTGCCGTGGATTAGAGATAAGGTTGTTAGACATAGAAGCAATTGACGGCCCCGGGGGAAATTAATGACCAGTATGACGGTTTTGCAGGCAAGCCCGGTGCGGCCCCTGACCAAGACAATAGTCGGTAAAGTTAATGCTACGAATGGCAAGACTGAGTACCAGATAGGTCAGTACGACCAAAAAATATTACAGTTCTCGTCGAAAGAGGTGGCGGTATCCAATTACGCGGACATGTGCCTGGTACTGAACAAGCTGATCACCGACAAGACTAGTTGCGTGATACGCGGTATGCTCAAAACGGGCACTGACAAAAGTTTCTTTATGCGCCGTAAAGCGTCTAATCCAGTGGGCGGTTGCATAGAGGACGTTGATCAAAAGTGGGTGTGTCTTGATTTAGACTCAATCCCGTTGGCTGCCGTTGGCAACGACCTTAAGAAAGCGCCTGCAATACTACGGGGTATGCTGCCCAAGTGCTTCGCGGACGCCGCATGCTGGTGGAACTACTCAGCCAGTCAGGGGTTCAAACCAGAGGCCACGGTATCCATCCACATGTGGTTCTGGATGGACGACGAAATTTCAAATACCGAGTTGAAGCGGTACTTTGATCTATTTAACGAATCCATAAAGGAACTGTACGGGATCAACAAGCTGGTGGACCTCGTGCTGTTCGACAGTATACAGATACACTACACCGCACCCCCGGACCTGCAGGGAGTGGCGGACCCTCTGTCGGATGGCCGCTACGGAGCCCTCCCAGGTCTACCAGAGGTACGGATCACCGAAGACTGGCTACGGGACGACCGGTTGGACACAGGCGCCGTACTGAAGTATGTCAACAAGATCGGGGACGACAAAGAGGGGTTTCACAACCCTATTCTGTCAGCCTCCGCCGCGTGGGTGCGGTCGTATGGAGCGTCGGCGCGAGCCACAGCAGAATTCAAAGCATTGATCCGAGATAGTATAGAACGTGCAGACAAAAGCGCACACACCCCAGAACAGGTGGAGAGATACAAGTCCGACTCTTTTCTGGATTCTTTAATAAAGTCCGCCTCGGCTAAGGGCTTCGACAAGGACAACGTTCAGTTAGACGGCCAGGCACTAGAATTTTTCAAAGACCACGTGTTTTCATCGTCCGCTGGCAAATTTTACTGCATAAAGTCCAGAGAGTGGATAAGCACAGCCTCGTTCGACCTAGTGGCGCGGCCCCATATTAAGATGGCCGGTGCCGCTAAGGTGTTTATGGACGCTGGCGGGACCATAGTGGACAATGTGTTGATAATACCGGGGCAAAACCCGATGGCTACCACGGTGTTCAACGGTAAAAAGGTCTTTAACAGGTGGCAGGGCAGAAAAGGAGTGCTGCTAGATGAATACGACGTGGGGCCGTGGCTAAAGCACATAAGCTTCCTGTGCGACGGAAGGGAAAATGTCGCAACTTTGCTGCAGGACTACTTCGCCTTCATAATCGCGAACCCAGGAAAGAAGGTGATGTGGGCTCCGGTGCTAGGGTCAAGAATAGGCGGCACCGGGAAGTCAATGTTGAAGATACCGTTGCGAGCGATATACGGCGAGGGGATGGTAGAAATAGGGACCGATGACGTAAGGAACAACTTCAACACGTATATGGAATACGAGTTAGTAGTGGTGGAAGAGATATACGGTCCCGACAACCGAATGATGGTGAACCAAATCAAGGCCAAAATTACGGAGACCATGAGCCGTATCAACATGAAGGGTATTCCGCAGTACGACGCCCCGAACTTTGCTAACTTTATAATGTTCACCAACCACCGGGTGCCGTTCCCAATAGAGACAGGAGACCGCAGATTCTTCTTTATCTTCAGCGAGAGCCTGCCGCGCGAACAAGAATACTACCGCCAATTCGGAGCATGGATGGCCGCCAACGCCAACGGGTTGTACACTTGGGCAATGCAGAGGGACCTGACAAAATTCAGTCAATACCAAGCGCCGCTGGAGACAGATGAAAAGAGGAACATACTAGAATCGTCAATGTCAATGATAACTCAGAAGTTGGTATACGCAAAAGACCACATAACGTGGCCGCTCCAGCACGATTTAATAAACCCACCAGAACTGCTGCAGGCCATCAACAGCGGCTCCAAATACCAAATGTCGCTAAACTCATTGTCTGAAGAACTAAGAAAGATAGGCGCTAAGAAACTGGGGCGGATGATGGCAAAAGACCGCAGCAGCATCACAGTGTGGGCAATTAGGGATTTTGAGAAATACGAAAATATGGCACAAAGTGATATTGTAGAAGAGATAAAGGGGAAGATGATTGGTGCGGAGCGGGACTATTACAACGGCATGAAAATCTAGAATTAATACTTGACAGCAGGGTGCGGGTGTGGTACGGTAGGCAGTCATCATAGGAGGTAGAAATGAGTGACGAGAAAATCGTAAAGAAGCCGCAAGAGACCTTCAAGAAGTATGCCGCCAAGTACGGCAAGCTTGGTCACAACGGTGATCAGATCGCGACCCTGTTCGCTGAGAACACCAAAGAGGGTGGAAAGGTCAGCCGCGACAAGCTCCTGGCCATCGCCGAGGCGAACGGACTGGACCTCAACAAGTGGCAGCACCTCAACTTGGGGATGCAGCGCATGAATCTCGGTAACGCTTTGCGCGGTATGTACAACAAGGGGAAACCCGTGATTGTGGGCGGCGTAACAGTTGCCCCCGCCGAAAACGCCGCCTAGTACTGCGTATGGCGTAGGGGGCGGGAAAGGTGTAGAGTCCTGCCCGCCCCCGTCTATTCTTAGAATCTATGGAGACAGACATGAAAGTTAAAGAACCTATCGGTAATAGTTTAACGACAGACGTGAAGGCACTAAAGATCATGGCCGATCGGATGGCTCATGATTCAGTCCAAGATGCTTGTAGGGCTTACAAGCAGATGAAGGATTACAAAGAGGCGGTGGAGGCGGACTTGAAACTCCTCACAGCCGCCATCGACAAAGCCAAACAAGAAACCATACCGACCATGTTCAAGGAGAACGGGATCACCTCGATCGCCGTGGACGGGTATCGATATGTTATATCCGAAACCGTACGTGCCTCAATACCCCCAGCCTCTAAGGAACAAGCCTACGAGTGGCTGAGGGAAAATGAACTGGAGAAGTTGATCATAGAAACTGTGAACTCCAGCACACTGGCGGCGGAAGCCCGTCGGATGATAGAGGCCGGGAAAGAACTCGACCCAGACCTATTCAACGTGTATATCCTTCCCAACACATCAGTAACAAAGGTATCATGACAATGCCAGCCAAGAGCTTTATTGTTAATCCACAGGCAGTTTCAGTGGAAGTGCCGGACTTTATGAAGACCGCCAAGGCGGGACAGGGTACAGAGGGGTTGTCGCACAACGCTCTCACTCCGCCCCGGCTAAAACTGATTCAAGCAACATCGCCGGAACTAGCAGAGAACGACAAACTGCGACCCGGTGTATTCTCAAACAACGTCACAGAGCAGGACTACGGCCAGACTGTAGACATTATACCGTGCTATCTGAGCGAGGCGTACTTCCTGTTCGCGCCGCGCCTACCTGGGGTGCCCGGTGGACTGCTCGCCAGAGCCAACGACGGTATACACTGGCAACCAGCCAACACGAGCTTTGACGTGGTGATCGACAAGAAAGGTGCCAAGACCACCTGGACAACGGCAGACACCGTGGCCAAGTCCGGTCTGGACGTCTGGGGCACATTCGACCCCAACGACAAAAAGTCGCCGCCTGCCGCCACACATGTTCTCAACTGCGTATGTCTGGTGGTGAACGACCTGGGGGCGGGGCCAATGGTGGTGTCGTTTCTACGGTCGGGGCTCAAGGTCGGCAAGAAATTTGCCGGTAACCTGAAGATGGCGAGAGTGCCGTCTTTCGGTAGAGTCTTCCAACTGTCCAGCTTCAAAGTGGAGGGACAGAGCGGACCGTATTACGAGCCCAGAGTCAAGGCTGCAGGGTTCGTGGGAGACGTGAACACGTACAACGAGGCCGAGGCTATCTACCAGATGGCCAGGGCACAGGGCGTTGACGTGGATATCGCGTCGGAAGCACACGAACCGGCTAACACCACGGTAGAGGACGTGGCCGGTAAGTACTAGAATACCCGATGTAATGGGCCTGCCGCACCAAAGGTCTATTATAATTCGACGGGGTTGTGGGTTATCCCTGGGTATAAAAACCCTCATTTTATAGGAGAGGAAGATGACCGAACAAGAGCACGAATACGTTAACGCCGTAGTCGACGCATTTAAGGAGGCGCCTAAGAGACTGTCAGCTTGGGAAGAGGGGTTTATGGAAGACATGGCGATGCGCCTGGAAAAATACCAGGTGGACACTTATATTAGTCCAAAGCAATGGGGCATTATCGAGAAGGTGGCAAAAAAGTTGGACATTGAAAGGTCACCGCTATAATGCTTGCCAATAAGCTGCCTATAGCGCAACTTGCGTTAAGAAAAGTTTTAGATGCTGACACTGTAGCGGTAGACGTTGAAACTTCAGGGTTGGACGCTTTTCATCAACACATAGTTGGTTGGGTGCTAACAATTGGACCGGCGCCCGACGATTCTTTCTACATACCGGTTCGCCATGCCGGGGGTGGTAACCTGCCCTCTGGTTCCCAGGTGCCGTCCATGGCTACCAACTGGGACGGATCGATCCATCCTATTGAGATAGAGATAATAAAGGCTCTGTACGGCAAGGAGCTGGTATTCCACAACGCGGCGTTCGACATGAGGTTCATGCACCGCCTTGGATGGTCGCCGTCCGGACCAATCAGGGACACAATGATTGGTGCCTATCTGACGGACGAACTTAGGCCGTCCCTGTCGCTGGAGGCTGTATGCCGAGAGGAGAAGGTGCAGGAGAAAAGAGGCACTGACCTATACAAAGCAATATCCGCTAGAGTTGGGTGCGCCCCCGATAGGAACTCCATGGGGTTCTTGTGGCAGATGCCTGGGGACGATGATCAAGTAGTTGACTATTCTTGCGGCGACGGCACTTCAACATGGCAACTGTGGGAGTCATTGAAGGTATCAATCTCTAAACCGTATTATGTCAGCGCTAATCGAGAATACAGCCTAGAGGCTGTGGCTAGGGTAGAGTTTGATCTGATACCGGTCCTGCACAAAATGTCGATGCGCGGGGTTAAAATAGACGAGGAGCGGCTGGGCAGTCTAACCAAAGAAATCCTAGAGGAGTTTGACCAGTCTCTGGCAATGATAGGCGAAATGAATGTGCGGTCGCCGCTTCAAGTTAAGGATTACTTTATAAAGCACGGCATCACTAACTGGCCAAAGACAGAGAAGGGGGCGGCGTCCTTTCCAGAGTCGTGGCTAAAGACTACCAAGGAAGGCCAGGCTATTGTTAGGGTGCGGAAGAACAGGACACTGTTAGATTCGTTCTTGATTCCCATGAGCGGCAGGTTTATGCACAACGGCAGGGTGCACACCGAGTTTCACCAAACCCGAGACGAGGAGTTCGGAACCCGCACCGGCAGGCTATCCACTACCAGCCCCAACATGGGGGCAATGCCGGGAAAGAGACAGGGGGAGCTGGGGAGGCGGTTTCGTGAAATATTCATACCAGACGACGGCATGGAATTCACCGAGGCGGACTATAATGTTTGCGAAATACGGATCTGTGCGCACTATTGTCAAGCTAAGGCGTGGCTGGACGGGTTCAAAGCAGGAAAAGACCCCCATACGGCAATCTCCGATGCGTTGGGTATTCCACGTAGGCATGCAAAGACTATCAACTTGGCGCTCATGACCGGGGCTGGAAAGACCAAGATAGCGTCGGAGTTGGGAATACCACTGCAGGAAGGGTTGGCGGTAGTTGAGCAGTATTTTGACGGCTTACCCGAGTTAAAGGAGTTCCAGAGACAGGCGACACGAGCGTTCGAGAGCCGTGGCTTCATATCGACCTTGTTGGGGCGGCGGCTACAATTGGCCAAACCCGATAAGGCGTACACCGCTGTTAATCGACTAACGCAGGGCGGCAACGCTGACATAATCAAGTCCGCGATGGTGGCGCTGGACAAGGTGCCGAATATCGAGACAATGCTGACCGTCTACGACTCCACTCTATTCCAACATGCCAAGGGAGACACTAAGGCCAGGAACGACGCTCTCGATACGATAGTTAACATGAAAGAGTTGGGAATCGACTTCTCGGTGCCGATGCGAGCGGAGTACGGCTCCGGGGCAAGCTGGGGCGAAGCCACGTTCAACGAGGAGGGGTGGTTAGAAAAATGAGCCCGACAGGTCCTAAAATTCCTCTTAAGAAACCAGAGTCCTACCTTGATCCTATGGCTCAGGCCGGTATGAACGTGGGTTGTGGGTATGGTAATTATGGTCTTGGGAGTTATCCAGGCAGTTACCTTCCTCCATGGGCAAATGTGTATGGGCCGACCGATTGGCAGCGCCAGGCATGGATGCTCCAGCAGTGCCATCGTAAAAAGACAACGGACGACTTTGGCAACACAGGGAGAGAAGGGTGACTCTTCGAGAAGAAATGATAGAGGAGTGGAAACGAGAGGGGAAGCCAAAGATGCCAACAGAACTCGATATGCAAGAGAAGCTGGTGGAGGCCGTCAAGAAAGTAGAGGGTGGCTACGGGTTTAAATTGTCTAATAAGTTCCTGGCAGGAATCCCAGATTTATTTCTATCCACTCCCAGTGTCGGGCCGGTCCTTCTAGAAGTGAAGATGGTCGAGGGGCCGGAGCAACTGGTGTTATTGACACCGTTGCAGCGCCATGTTATAATAAGGCTGAAGGCAGCCGGGACAGCGGCGGGAATAGTAGTAATAAGACCGGAAGAGGAATTCAGAAGATACACGGCCTATGTAACTACCGATCACGACGTAGTTAGAGTGAACAAAGACATGGCTAAGTTCGTTAAGGCAGTGGGAGAGCCGTGGCCGATCGAATACATGATGATGGTAGTGCGGCAGCATGTCACATAGTATCCAGATGACAGGCGTGGTATACTGAGGAGTAGGAGGATACCATGATAATACAAAAATGCACTTGCGGTGAAATCTTTGAAGACAGCAAAGACCTCATGTTCCATATACGCCAGTGGGCCAGCGCCTGTCATAGGGTGGCGTTGCAACCTAAATTAGACCCCCGAGACCCGGACTACTCAAGAGAAGGCATATTCCAGACTCACAACTGCTGGATGTGCGACCACGGCAGATTGAAGTGCGTTAACGGCAGTTACAGCCAGTGCAGCTACCCACGAGCGAGGAATGACTGATGACATTGAGCGTAATCTTTGGTGGGCAGTTTGGATCGGAGGGTAAGGGGCTAATGGCCTCTTATCTCGCCAAACACCAAAAAATCAGCCTGGCAACGACCGATGCCGGTCCGAATGCCGGGCATACGGCAATATGGGAGGGGGAGAAGGTAGTTACCTTCCACCTGCCGATGGCCGGGGTGTTATCTCCAGAGTGCTTGATTTGGCTGAACGGCGGCTCCATTATCAACCCTGACAAGTTGATCGAAGAAGTGGAGGGGTTTGACGTCCAAGGATTTAAAGTGTCGGAGCGGCTTCGAATCCACCCCGCCGCCGCTATCATTGACAGGGAGGATATTTTATCCGAAGGTGATCCTTCTGGGGTTATGTACGAAATCTCCGGCACTATGAAGGGTGTCGGCAGGGCCGCCGCCAGAAAGGTCATGCGCAGCGCCAAAGTGGCCGACGACATACCTGGACTAAAACACTGGATAACCCCGTTCAGCAAGGACTTCTCGCTGTCCAGGGAGAACGTGGTGGTAGAAGTAGCCCAGGGGTTCTCGCTGGGCGTCAACGCTGGGTTCTACCCGTACTGCACCCACCGAGTTTGTACACCAGCGCAGGGGTTAATGAATGCCAGTATCCCTACTAACCTTCCCCATACCGTCTACGCTGTCATCCGCGTCAATCCAATCCGTGTCGGTAATACACCGTCCGGATACAGCGGAGACATTTATTCAGATCATGCTGAAACAACCTGGGAAGACCTTGGCCAGGAGCCGCAATACACCACTGTTACGAATAGGCTCCGCAGAGTGTTCACCTATTCCCACGAGCAAGTAGAACACATGATCAACTGCTGCAAGCCTGACGTAATATTGGTCAACTTCGCACAGACCACGATGAACAAGATTGTGCATAACATAACCGAGAAAGCTTCTAGAGTATACACCAACAACGGTTGGCCCGTCCCCCAGTTCTTATACGGCTATGGCCCAAAACCAGAGGATGTCACAAGTGAAATACGAGGAAACGATTGACGCCATATGCAACGCATCCCGCCTAAAGATGCTTATCAACTCGCATAAGGGAGACATAGAGCAGCTGGACCCAAAGATGGCGATTGAGCTAGCCAAGGGAGAACTAAACGAACTGTTGGAGGCGATGGAGGCCGACAACTACGAGAAGGCCATTACGGAGTGCGGAGACGTAATGAATTTTATAATATCCGTAGGATACAATGCCATAGAAGGATACAGGAGACGCAAATGAGATACACAGACCCAATGTTAAGAGACATGATGCATGTAAAGCGGTGGGCAATTGTGCCTACTACTAAGCAGCAATCCATAGCAGAACATCAGTACTTTGTGATGCTGTACACCATCGAATTATGCAAGCTGACGGGGCTGACACCAACTAGCAATCTGCTAACCTACGCCGCCCTGCACGATGTAGACGAAATTCACAGCGGAGACATACCAGCACCGTATAAGCACCCAAGCATAGAATACGACAGCAAGTACACGCAGAATCTTAAGTCTCTCCTGACCGGCAGCGAGATAAGTCTAGTCAAACTGGCCGACCTTATGGAAGCCACAATGTTCTTGATAGACGAGGCTAACAGTGGCAACAAGAGGATTAAACTGTTACTTGAGAAAGTGTTCGCTGAGACTCTAAAGGCGGCTGAAAAGTTCGGGGTGGTGGCAGCGGTGACCTACATGCTCGATGAGGCTTCTGATTACAGGGGGAGGTTAGAATGACTACGCTATTCCCTGTACAACAGACCGCCTACGACAGAGCCAAGGGCAAAAGGAGATACGGCTACTTTTTAGAAATGGGCCTTGGCAAGACCCTGTTGGCTCTTCATGAATTTGAAGGACTTTTAAATGATGGGGACGTGGATATTATGATGATATTCTGCCCCAACTCTTTGATATCCACCTGGAAGAGCGAGATAGAGAAGCACGGATACAAATTTAATATTCTCACCAAGCCGGATTCTCATAGGCAAGTGGAAAGGGGGTCGGTGATCCTATACAACTATGAATCTATTATAGCTTCGCCGGGAAAGCAGATAGCCAATATCCTAACTATTCACAGAGCCTACGCTGTATTCGATGAGTCGGTGCAGATAAAGAATCACAAGGCGGCTAGGTGGAAGTTGATTGAGAAGTGGCAGCACATGCTGACGTACGCCCGGCTGCTGTCTGGGCGTCCCACGGTACAGTCGCCCATGGACCTCTGGACGCAGCTGACTATGCTCAGGGGTGCCGTGAGCAAGAGCCCCTACGCCTTCCGCAACACCTACTGCAGGATGGGCGGCTGGATGAACAAGCAAGTCATCGGCACTATGAATCCTGATCAACTTACTAAGATTGTGAACGAGGTGGCATTCGTGGCTACTAAGAAGCAATGGACCGACCTGCCAGAAAAGTTATACACCGACCGCACCTACGAAATGACGATGTTGCAAAAACACGCCTACGACAAAATGTTCAGAGACATGATAGTGGAGATACAATCCAGACCAATCTCTGTACAGCAGGCGGTGCACAAGTATAGCAAGCTCCAACAGGTGGGCAGCGGCTTCATGTTTGACGAAACCGGGGAGGCCGTGCCGATCATGAACTTTGACGGAGTTCCTAAGCTGAAGGTGCTGGAGGAAATACTGGAGGAGACAGACGGCAAGGTTATCGTGTTCGCACACTACCGCCCCTCAGTGGAAGCCCTGAGCAAACACTTCAAGTGTCCGACCATTCGGGGCGGCATGAAGGAGGAGGAGATCAAGAATGTCATCGAAGAATTCAACAACGGCGACCACCAAGTGTTCGTCGGACAACTCGCGGCCGCCAAATATGGCCTCACTCTATTGGGGCATCCCGGAATGCCGTGCCACACTACCGTATACTTTGAGAACTCATACAGTCTCGACGCCAGAATCCAGTCAGAAGACAGAAACCATCGCCACGGACAAAAAAACTCCGTCTTGTACATAGACTTAATGGGGACCGCCGTGGAGCGCAAAATAGTCAGGGCGCTCCAGCACAAAGACGACATTAGCCGATTAGTTATGGGAATGAATGAGGAGGTACAACATGCCGCGTGAGGAAGCTAAAAACATTAGGACTGACATATTAAATCTTGCCATTAAGGCGTTGGGTAATCGCGGTATACAACACGGCGAAGCCCATCGAAATATGCACCACACGGCTGCTTTGTGGTCCGCCTATCTAGGAGTTGAAATTTCTAATATAGACGTTGCTCAAATGATGGTGCTCCTCAAGGCCAGCCGAATCAAGTGTGGCGATAACACCGTGCTGGATCATTACGCCGACCAGTGCGGCTACTCAGCGATTGGCGGCGAGATAGCTCAAAAGTTATGAATGGGCGGCCCCCACCCAAGGATGACGAGTACTTGAATGGGGGCCTACGCGCCAAAGGTCGGGGAGGAGATTGACCCGGCAGCGATCAAATTAGTCCAAATTTTGAGAGTATACCGACCTTGGGGCCGCCCAGGCCAAACAGACCTTTGCTAGAACCTCCAAGCAACGACGACACCAGACCCTTAGTACCTTTAGCATCGCCAGGCTTTTTAATACCGAGGGTCTGCGCAAACAAATCCATTAAACCAGTGTTAGAAGGTTTTTCCGCGCCCGCGCCCATACCATAAATTGGGCTGGTTTGCGGAGACACTTCGGTGTCCCCCAGGTCATTGTCTATTAGGCTACTTAATTCGTCGGGATCGATGCCTAACTGAGTGGCAGTAGCCAACAGGGCCGCCCTCTGCTCATACGATAATGCCATTTTACTGCTCCTGCCCCTCCATCA